TAATTCGTATACCACGGTCTCGGACGCGACCCTGTACCTCCAGCAGCGCCCCTATCACGAGGCGTGGGATGCCGCGCTGGTCAGTGGTGACGCGGCCCCAGCGCTGATGTGGGCGACCAGTCTGCTCGATAGCCTCGTGCACTGGTACGGGACGCCGACGACGCTGACGCAGGCCCTTGCCTGGCCGCAAACGGGGCAGGTGGATCGCTATGGGCGCCCGCTCGATCCGCTCCTCATTCCTGTGGCGGTGGAACAGGCGACGGCGGTCTATGCGCTGGCCCTGTTGGGTGACACAACATTGAGTCAGCCGAACGGCGGCAGTCAGCAGGCGGGGATCAAGTCGACGAAAATTGGGGGCACGACCATCACGTACCAGGATACGACCAACGCCGTAGCGGCGACTTCGCCCGTTACCAGCGTGCCGAGTGAGGTGCGGGCGTTACTGAAGGGCTATGGCGTGATGGCCGGGATGATCAGCATACCCATTCTGCGGACGTAGGAGCAGGGGAAAGAGACGGATGGCGTGTGAGACAGTGACGATAGGGAGTTGTCAGTTGATCTGTGGGGATGCTCGGGAGGTGTTACCGACGCTCGGGCCGATGGATGGCGTCATTACCGATCCGCCGTATGGGGTAGAGTTCGCTGGGAAACGTGCCCTGTGTCATGGAACCTATACCACCTTTCGTCCTGGGCATTATAGTCATGAGGACACCGTTGGCTATGTCGAGGCGGTGGTCCTTCCCATCCTGGCTCAGTGCCGGACTTTGGCCGCCTGCGTGGCACTCACCCCTGGTACTCGGGAGATGTGGCGGTATCCTGCGCCGGACGACATGGGCTGCTTCTTCTCTGCGGCAGGCACCGGCATGGGACGCTGGGGCTTTACGTGTTGCTATCCTATCCTCTACTATGGCAAAGATCCGTACCTTGCCAAGTCGTTCGGCGCACGCCCCAACTCTTGTGGGCAGACATATCCCAACGATGCCAACAAGATCGCACATCCCTGCGCGAAGCCCTTACCGATGATGCTCTGGCTCGTCAATCGCGCGAGCCTCCCTGGCATGGCGGTGCTCGATCCATTCATGGGCTCGGGTACGACTGGTGTGGCATGTGTGCAGCTAGGTCGCTCGTTTATCGGCATCGAGATAGAGCCTCGCTACTTTGACCTAGCATGTCAGCGCATCGAGGATGCCTATCGGCAGATGGTTCTCTTTCCTATAGTTCCTTTAGGTGGACAACCGCAGCAAGTACCCCTCTTTACGACAGGAGGAGGTGCCTGACTATGCATGCTGCGCTCGTAGCATTCCTCACCGACACCATACAGGTGGCCCCCTACACGGGCCAGGACGGCTATGGCGCGCCCACGTATGGCGCCCCCGTCGCCACGCCCTGCCGGGTGGAATACCGCATGCAGGTCTTTACCAACGCGCAGGGGCAAGAACGGGTCAGCCGGGCGCTGCTGTTCTTTGATGGCACGGTGACGCTGGGCATCCGCGATAAGCTGACGCTGGAGGATGGCACGAGCCCGGCGATCGAGCGGCTCGATCTGTGGAAGACCCCACAAGGGGCGCCGGACCATTGGGAGGCGACGATATGATCACCATTGAGCTTGAAGGGGTTGAGGCTCTGCGTCAATCCTGGCAGCGGCTCCTGCCCCAGGCGCGGGACGGGGCGGCGCGCGCCCTCATGACGGAAGCTGATCGCATCCTTGAAGAGAGTCGCTTTTTGACCCCAGTGGATACCGGCCTCCTGGTAAGTAGTGGCATGACGGAAGGTCCCATCGAGCAGGGCGCGGTGCTGGAGATGATCATTCGGTCGGGTGGCCATGGACTTGCCCCCTATGCCATCCGTATTCACGAAGATACTACTTTGAATCATCCTAATGGTGGGATGGCGCATTATCTGAGTGCGCCGTTTTTCGCTGCGACCGGCGGGATGGCCGAACGCTTTGGCGCCATCATTGGTCCGGCACTACGAGGCTAGCGATGCCCCAGTTTATGCGCCACGATGGCTATGGCAATCCGCTGCCCGAGCTGGCGGACGCCCGCAAAGCCGTCCTCTATGAGCGACCCTTTAATGTCCAGCAGCGGCGCACGATCCTCCAACTCCTGGAGGAACAGTGGCGCGAACTGCTGCGCAAGGGCATGCACGGCGATGTGACGCTGACCTTTTACGTGCGCGACGGGCTCATTCAACCCGACGTGGCGCTGACGGAAACGCATGTCTACCGCAGTGTGAAGGACGAGTAGTATGGCGATGTTGGACGAGTTAGGCGCATACCTTCAAAGTCAAGGTGTGGGCGCCGTGGGGAATACGCTGTTTAAGGGGAGTTTCCCGCTCGATACGCTCGAGAACACGGCGCCCATTCTCGCCTTGATTGAAGTGCCAGGGTTGCCGCCCATGCGCAGCCATGACGTGCCCGTGGCGCGCTACGAGCAGCCCGTGGTGCAAGTCGCCACGCGTGGGGCGCCCTACGGCTATCCGGCAGCCCGGGCGGCAGCACAAGCGGCCTGGGACGTGCTCGACGGGGTACAGAATGCGTCGCTCAGTGGCACGTTTTACTTGTGGCTCCAGGCGCTCCAAAGTCCGTACTGGCTCAGGACCGATGACTTTCAGCGGCCCGTGCTGCTCTTTAACGTGCGCTGTGCGCGTGACTTGTAAGGAGACCCTATGGCCCTCTTCCTCAGCGGCACCGTCCGCGATGCCGAACTCAACGCTATTGAAGCGGCCGTCAACGGCACCGGCGCCGCCACCTTAGAAATTCGCTCTGGCGCGGTCCCGGCCAACTGTGCCGCCGCCGATACTGGGACGGCACTGGCCATTATTACCCTCGGTGCCGACTGGCTTGCGGCGGCCTCGGGCGGGGTCATCGCCAAAACCGGCCCGGCCTGGACCGATGCGAGCGCCGACGCGGCGGGGACGGCGGCCTATTTTCGCATTAAAGGCGGCACGACCTGCCACATTCAGGGCACGGTGGGCACCAGCGCGAGTGACATGATCGTTGATAATGTGTCCTTTAATGCCGGACAGCAGTTCACGGTGAACAGCTTCTCAATCACTATGGGCAACGCGTAGAGTATATAAATCAACGTGCTGTGAGGAATAGCTGTCTATAATCATCGCAACCTTTTTCCATCATATACGGGTACATATTCTCTGGCTCGGTGTCCTGCTCCTGGTGCCGCGCGTCGTGGTGGCCCAGACGGTGCCCGTGCTTGGCAATCAGGTCGTCACCGGGCACATCAACGCGTGTACCGCCGGCCCGAGCGGCGGCACCGATGCCTATGCCTGTACGCTGGGCTATGCCCTCACCACGTATCAGGCGCAGGCCTGCTACCGCTTTGTGGCCGATGTGGCGAACACGGGCGCGGCGACGCTCAACCTGCACAGCTTAGGCGCCAAAGCAATTGTGAAGGTGCAGGGCGGCATTACGACGGCGCTCGCAGATAACGATATCCGCGCCGGGCAGCTCGTCGAGGTCTGTTATGACGGCACCAACATGCAGTGCCAGAATTGTAGCGGCAACGTGGGCACCGGCATCCCAGCGGGGAGCACGAGCCAGGCCCAGTATAACAACGCGGGCGCCTTTGCCGGATCGAGCGGTCAGACGCTCGATGCGACGACGGTCACGGGTTGGAGCCTGCGCGTGACGCCCATGAGTGGGGATCTGACCTTGGGCGCGACCCATGGCCCCATTGTCGCCTGTACGGCCGGCGCGACGACCCGCATTGCCACCTTACCCCTCGCGGCGACCGCGACCCAACACCACTGGCGCCTGGTCAAAGTGGACACGGGGGCGGGGGCCTGTACGCTCACGCCAGCCGGGAGCGATACCCTGAACGGCCTCGCAGCGGCGCAGCAGGCAACCACGCGCGGCGGCTACGTCGAGGTCGAGCGTCTCTCCGCCACCGACTGGCACGCCACGGTCGCACGCACGGCGATTGACCTCAGTACGGACGTCACCTATGGCGCCGGCATCCGCGAATCGCTCTTTCTCCCCGCCCGTGTCCTGGACGTGAACGGGGCCTGTACGCCTGGGGCGGCGGCAGTGCTGGTGACGGGTGGCCCCAAACTTCCGGCCATTACCTGTACGGATGCCGATGCGGACGGCGTGGAGTTCCACACGGTCCTGCCGTCCGGCTGGGACGGCGGTACGGTGACCCTCAAGCTGGCGGCATTCAGCCTGGGGAACAACACCGGCGAAGTCGTCCAGCTGCGCTTTTCCGGGCAGTGCGTGCGGGAGGGTGACAGCGTCCAGGCGTTTGCCATTACCAGTGGGGCTGCCGCCACGAGTGCCAGTAATGTGGCGGCGACGCTCACCTTTGGCAATACGGCGGCGCGCGAGCAGTTTGCGACCACGGCGGCGCTCACCCTGGCAGGCACCTGTGCTGGCGGGGCGCATGTCTATGGGCGTGGCTTTGTGAATGCTGCTGCGACCACGCTGACGCCGATGAGTGACGTCAAAGTTCTGGGCGTGACCCTTACCTATACCCGCGTGGCGAACGATTAGGAGACCCGATGCGGCGACTCATGCTGGTGCTGCTCCTCCTCTTCCTGGGCATTCCCGGGCTCCTCCTGGCGCAACCGCTTGCCGGGCAGACCGTGAGCCTCGCCGTGCCGGTGGTGGTCAGCCCGACGACCGCGATCAGTGTGCAGGTGTCGGGCAATACCTCGTGTACGACGACGGACTGGGTCGGGGTTTTTGCCGTGGGCAGTGCGTCCTCGGCGGGGACGCGGCTCTCCTGGCAGTATTTGAACGGCTCGACGACCCCGCCGGGGGTCTGTCTCACTGCGGCCAGCCTGTCGTTCACTTCGCCCGCGACGCCGGGCAATTATGAGGTGCGGTTTTTTCCGAGTGGGAGCTTCACCCCGAGCGCCCAGAGTCTCCTCGTGGGGGTGACGCCCGCGCCGCTGGTGACGAGTGGCGCCGGCTGGCCGACGCCGCCCACCGCCACGGTCATCTCCTTGTGTGGCGCGGTCTATAGTCCCGGCCATGCCAACTGGCTGACGTTTGCCAGTTACGCCCCAGCCACGGATGGCAGCGCGGACATCGCCGCCAAACTGACCACGGCCATGACCGACGCCATCACCGCGAACAAATGCCTGCACCTCCCGGCAGGGATCTATCTCCTCACCACGGACGTGACGCGCAATGTCGCCAGCAGTGACAAGCTCGTCCTGGCGGGCACACCGGGGACGATCCTCAAACGCACGGGCGATACCGGCGCCCTGGGGTTTGCCGCGCCGCTCATGACCACCAAGAACTTGGCCGCGACGGTTGCCGTGGGCGATGACGGCGTCACCGTGAACAACACCACGGGCATCCAGGTGGGCGATATTGTGGAAGTCGCGGTGTCGCTCAATATGTCGCCCGGGACCGGTTGGGCGCACTCGATCTTTGAATACGCCCGCGTCGGCGCCCTCACGGGCACGCGGATCACGTTTGCCGACGGCTGGAAGACCAATTACCGCTTTCATCCCCAACGCGCCCTCACCTACCGCATGGACGGGGTGGCGAGTAGCCTCGTCTATCCGCTCTACTACCTCCAATCGAGCGAGGTCGTGGTGACGGGGGGGCCGGGCTATACCCTGGTGGATGAAACCGGGTACTGTCGCGGCAGTGGCTGCACGGTGAGCTTTCACCAGACGCCGGCCGCTGGGACGCTCGTCACGGTGCGCACGACGTCGGAGGTGCCGGTCAACATTTACCGCGGGGGGACACTCCTCCTCGATACCCTGCGCTGGGAGACCAACGCGACGACGGCCCCCAATGCCAAAATGATTACGAGCTGGCTCATGCCGGCCGGCGCGGTGCTGCGCAACCTGACGGTCTGGGAGACGGCCCCGAATGTGGACGGAGGCGGCCTGCCCACGGGGGCCTCGGGCAACGATTTCTTCCAACCCGGGCTGGTGGGGGCACTCCTCGATACCATCACGATTCAGGGCGGGCGCTACGGCATCTTTCCCTATGGCCGTGGCACTGTGCTGAAAAACATTACGGGCTACCAAACCTGGCATACGGTGTCGATTGCCTTTGCCGCCAGTCACTTCTATGTGGACGGGGTGGTGAGTGATACCTGTACGGTGGGGACCGACGGGCATATGGCGCAGTTTTACTTTGTCCGCAACAGCGTGTCGACGCGCTGCCGGGGTGGCGTCAATCACCGCGCCAGCGCTGGCAGCCTGCAAAACGTCTATGCGGAAGCCGGGACCCCGTCCCAACTGGGGATGGGCGCACAACAGGGGCTGGTCGTCAACGATCGGCTGCGGGCCGACCCGCTGGATAATCCGATTAATGTCTACGACGTGTCGATTACCCCCACCGCGACCAATGATATGCTGCTGGAAGATCTCCGCCTGGTGGGCGTCAACGTCAGTGGGAGTTTTTTGCGCACCCTCACGATAAGGCGCGTGACGACCGACCAGGGGGTGGTCGTGGATGACTCCTGGCCGGCGCCGGTCTGGACGCTCGTCATGGAGAGTGTCACGACGGGGCTCGAAACCTGCGTGCGGACGGCTGTCCAGTGGACGATTACCGGGCTCACCGCCCCCAGCTTGCGGACCCACTGGGGCGGCTACAATGGCTCCCTCCTCCAGCAGAGTGTGCTCAATGGCGCCGGGGGTGCTTATGTGCTGGATGATAACGGCCAGGCGCAGCGCGAGGCCCGCGATGTGACGGTGACGCAGGCCCAGCGTCTCTTTGCCGCGCCCAGCGGGGATGCGGCCTACTGGCGCTTTCTGCGCTCGACGTTTGATGCCAACCTGCAACCCCCGCAGGCGCCGGCCCCGGTGCGGCGCCTGCCTTAGAGGGGGCGATGATCGAGGAGAACGCCCGATGGAGTGGACCGAAGCGCACTTCGATCAACTCGCGGCCGACATTGCGGCGGACCCCACGCTGAGTACGCTCCCCCACAATGGGGATAGCGCCGTCGTGGTGGCCCACGCCTATAACCTGCCGGCCGCGCCGGATTTCTGGGTCTGGAAGACCGCACTCCAGGAACAAGAGGTGTACGAATCGATCGTCGGTAGCGCCAGTTGGAGTTGGCAAACCTACAAATCGCAGACCGTGCAAGACCGAGACGCATGGGCGCGCATGTGGGCGCCGGGCGGGGTGAACCCGTCGCTCCAGCAGACCCGCGATGGCTGGTTGGCGATCTTTGGGGGCCAGGGCACCTCGCAAGTCCAAGTGAACTATTTGCTGGCCCTGGGGCGGCGGCAGGCCACCCGCACGGAGAAACTCTACGCGAGTACCGCCCAAGGGGCAGGCACCACGGCGGCCCCGGCCACGATGGTCTTTGAGGGGCCGCTGACCCCCTCACTGGTGGAGCAGGCATGGGCAGAATGAGAGACTACGACCGCGCCGAGCGCCTTGTCGATGAGGCCGACGTCCAGATCAGGCTCGACTGCTACTGTCATACGTGCAAGCTGTGGCACAAGCCCGGGCCGCAGACGCCCGACGGCTTCAGCCGGGAGTTGTGGGAGTGGCATGCGAAGCATGTGGGCCATGACTTTGAGTTCCTGTCGCCGCGCCGAAGGCTGCCCAGGCGCTTCAAGGACTGGTTCTGGCAGCAGATGGGGGTTGCGCCGTGGTATGTGGACTATACAGAAAATACGAATTTCAAGCTGCAATATGCGGCGGCGACGGCGTTGACCATTACGCTCGCGTCGCTGGCGTCGTCTCCTACCTGGATTGCCGGGCGCGACGCGGTGGCCATCGACAACAGCAGTGCCAGGAACATTGACTCGGAGATCACGGCCAGGATTGTGACGGGGACGACGCCGGCCGTGGACTCAGAAATCCGTATTTACGGCGTCCAGGCACTCTTTCCTGATCCCACGGTGGTCTGGCCCGATACCATCGTGGGCACCAACGCGGCGGTCTCGCTCACCAGTGCCTACACCCGCGATGCGGGGATTAAGCCGCTCCTCGGTGCCACGGCGGTGTCGGCGACGACGGGGGTGGCGTATCCCATTGCCTGTCTGAGTACGGCGCAAGCCTGGGGCAAGGAGCCCAAGCGCTGGACGGTCTTTGTGACGCATAACAACACGGCGGCCTTGAACGCGACGCAGCCCGCGCCGACGATGACGTATACCAGTGCTTATATTACTGATACGTAGAGGACTCCCATGCCCGCCAGTCTCGGTGTCCGCAGCCTCAACGTGGGGAGCCCGGTCAATTCGCTGGCCCCGCTCAACGTGGGCCTGGCGGCGTGGTGGATGCTGCTACCGCGTTCGCCGGGCGGCTCAACGTGGCATGATCTCACCGGGCGCTACGACGCGGCAGGGACGGCCATAGGGCCAAGTACCGCGACAGTGGGGTGGGGGGCGACGCGGCGTCCCGGCGGCTGGGGGGAACTTCGTTTTGGCGGAGCGACCTTTGCGCAGCCGGCCCAATTCCCAGCGCTCGATAGTGCCACGGCGTTTACCGTGGCGCTCTGGGCCAGGCAGACCACGACCAATGTGCAAGGCTACTTGTTAAACAAGTATTCGTCGGGGTCGAATCAGATTGGCCTCGAAACGTGGAATGATAACAATATCTATTTTGAAGTGAACAATGGCAGTATCTCGTATCTGAATCTGCCGTCCTATACCTCGTTTATCAGTGCCGGGGTCTGGTTTCATCTGGTCGCCGTGTTTAACGGGGCCGGCGTCACCAATGCCGAGAAGGCGCAACTCTATGTGAACGGCGCGGCGATGGCCGCGAGCTATTCCGGCACCCTCCCTGCGCTGACGTTTGCGTTTGTGCCGAGCAGTCTCGTCAGTATCGGGCAGCACGGCTTGAGCACGCAGCGCTGGGTCGGGGCGATGGACGATGTGCGCATTTACAGCCGTGCGCTCAGTGCCGTGGACGCCGAGCAGCTGTACACCGCCTCCCGCCTCGGCTACCCGCAGGAGCTTGCGTGGCAGCCCTGGCCGCCGGCGTGGGCGAGCGCGGTGGCGGGGGCCGCCACCAAAGCCCCACCCCCGCGTCGACAACCCTGGCGCATCTTTCGGAGGGCCGCCTAGATGCCTCGACTCTACAAAGTGGCTGCGACGTTTACGCTCACAGCGGCGGGGGGCAATACCGACCTCCTGCAACTCAACCCGGCGACGAACAAACCCCTCCGTCTCGTCGGCTTTCGGCTGGGCAATACGACAGAAGTCGGCGATGCCGCAGAAGAGGGTTTAGAGCTCCAACTGACCCATATGACGGCGACGGTCACGGATGGCACGGGGACCGGCTCTGCCACGGTCACGCCGACGACGGTGCCACGCCCGGGCATCGGCCAGGCGGCCGGCTTTACCGCGCGGGTCAACTCCCCGACGGTGGCGACCAGTTCGGGGACGACGACGGTGCTGGAGTATCTCGGGTGGATTAACCGCCTGTCGCCGCTGGAAACCTTTTACCCGGAGAACAAGTGGTGCCCGGAAGCGATCGCCGGGGAAGCGCTCATTCTGCGCATGAATACTAGTCTCAATGATGATATGACTTTACAAATTAGTGCTTTCGTAGAAGAAGACGGCTAGACCAGCCCCGCTGCGGGTGCCTGGCCGCTGATTCTCAGGGTGTCTCCCTATGGCGCTATGGATTGTCGTTCGTCGTCGTCGCCTGCGTCGGCTGCGGCGCTTTGTGCCCACGCAGCGACTACTCACCGCGACGACGGCGCTGGCGCAGGCGGCGCAGACGCTTACCGCCACCGGCGCGCTGGCGCTCACCGCGACGACCAGTCTCCCCCAGGCCGCGCAGACCGTGAGCAGCGCGGCCGTGCTTGCCCTCCAAGGCTCCAGCACCCCCACCCAGGCGGCCCAGACCCTTGCCGCCACCGGCCAGGGCGTCCCGCTCCTGACGGGGACGCTCGCGGTGACGCAGGCCGACCAGACGGGCAGTAGTACGGCTGCTGTAGCCCTCCAAGGCACGACCACGCTCACGCAGACCGCGCAGACCCTCACCGGGCTCGGCGCGCATGAAGGACCGTTTGTCCAGGGCCGTTGGCCGTTTGGCGCCTTGCTCGCCACGACCATTCCCGGGACTGTGCATGGTCTGGGGACGCCCAATCTCTTCGTGCAGGTCTATGATGCCGGGATCCCGGCGATGCAACTTCAGGCCCAGGTCACCATCCATCCGACCTCCTACGATGTGCAGGTCCAGTTTGGGGCGCCGACGGCAGGGACCGTCCTGGTGAGTGCCATGACCCAACCCGCAGCCGGGAAAGCGTTTCTCGTCGCCGATGGCGCGAGTTGGAGCTTTCCTGCCAGCGAGCACGGGCGCGGGAGTGGGCCGCTCTTTGTGCAACTCTTTGACGCCAGTGGCATCAACTTCGAAGCGCAGATCCAGGTCGCGGCGACAACCGGGGATGTCCTGGCGACTCTCCCGGCGGCGCGGGACGGGCGGCTCGTCGTGGCGGCGCCCAGTAGCGTGCCGACCCCGGCCAATAGTGCGACGGCGTTTAGTGGCGTGACCAGTGTGACGGTGCCAGCCGCCACGCATGGGCGCGGGTCGGTCAATCTCCTTGTGGAGGTCTATGACGCGGCCGCGCCTGCCAGGCTCCTCGATACGCCGATCACCGTCAACCCTAGTACGCAGGCTGTGACGGCGACGTTTTTCGTGACGCAGGCGGGCACGCTGGTTATTGGGGGCGGCGCGGCGGTCGGGGCGGGAGCGGTCAGCGTCACGCAAGGCGCCCAGACAAGCAGTAGTACGGGGACGCTCGCGCTCCAAGCGACGGTTGCCCTGACGCAGGCGGCACAGACAGCGACGAGTACGGGCACGCTGCCCCTCCAGGCGGCGGCCACGCTCACCCAGGCGGTGCAGACGTGCAGCAGTACGGGCGCGCTGCGGGTGCAGGGTACGAGCAGTATGACGCAGGCTGCTCAGGCCCTGACCAGTACCGGCGTGCTGCCGCTGACGGGCACCAGTGCGCTCGCGCAAGCCGCACAGACGGTGAGCAGTATTGGGGGTTCCCAGGCTCTCGGGTTGGCGGCGCTCACGCAGGCGGCGCAGACGCTCACCAGTACCGGCGTATTGCCGCTGACGGGGACGAGCGCGCTGACGCAAGCGGCGCAGACGCTCACCAGTACCGGCTTCATGTTACGCCTCGGGAGTGCTGCACTCACGCAAGCCGCTCAGGCGCTCGTGAGTACGGGCGTGTTGCCGCTGATGGGGACCAGCACTCTTACGCAAGCCGCGCAGACGCTCAGCAGTACTGGCGTGCTGCGACTTGCCGCGACGACGAGCCTGACGCAGGCCGCCCAGACGGTGACGAGTACAGGCGGCACGGCGCTGCAAGGAAGCGCCGTGCTGACGCAAGCGGCGCAGAGTCTGACGAGTACCAGCGTCCTCGGGCTGGCGGGGAGTGTCACGGCCAGCCAGGCACCGCAGACCAGCACGAGTACTGGGGTGCTGCCCGTGGCGGGAACCGTGACCGCGACGCAAGCCGCGCAGACGCTCGCCAGTACTGGGACCCTGGTGGTCGGCGCGAGTGTCGCGGTCCTTCAGGGTGCTCAGTCGCTTGCCAGTACGGCGGTGGTGCCACTGAGCGCGACCGTGGCGCTCAGTCAGGCCGATCAGGCGGGGATCAGTACGGGCGTTCTGGCCATGACAGGTACTGTCGCGGTCACGCAGACCGCCCAGAGCCTCAGTAGTACGAGCTTCCTCATCAATCCGGCCTCGGGCGCCGCACTCCTGACGCAGGAGGCGCAGAGCAGTGTGGCGACGGGCCGCCTGCGCCTCGTCGGGGTGGCCACCGTCAGTCAGGAGGCGCAGAGCAGTGTGGCGACGGGTGCCCTGCGGCTCGTCGCCACGGCGACCCTCAGTCAGGAGGCCCAGAGCCTCGACGCCACAGGGTTCCTGGTGTTTGGCGGGACGGCAGTCGTGAGCCAGGCACCGCAGACGCTTGTGAGTCAGGGGGCCATTGCTCTGGCCGCGACGGGGCTCCTCGTGCAAGCCGCGCAGACAGTTGCGGCGGAAGCGATGAGTATTCCTGTGCCTGAAGTCGTCCGAGGCGCCCATGGAGCCCTGGCCCATGCCACCGCGAGCGCCATGGGCTTGCGCCGTACGGGCCTCGGGTACACTCCTCTTTTAAGGTGATTCCTATGGCTGCGATACCCTTACTGCCCACCACGCTTTTGGAAGGCACGACCGGCATCTATACCTTTACGCTGCTCAGTGAGAGTGGTGCCGCCATTCCCAGCGGCGTGCTCGATACGCTCACGCTCACCTATTACGATGTGGCGAGTGGCCTCATCGTCAATGGGCGCAACAACCAACAGGCGCTGAATGCGAATGATGTGACCGTCGTGACCGACGTCGGGCCACCGGCCGTGACCACAGTCACATGGCTGCTGCAGCCTGCCGATACGCAGATGATTGACCCCGACTTGCGGCATGAATACCGCGTCATTCAATTTCGCTGGTCGTGGGAGGGAGGCACGCGGTACGGTGCCTATCAGGTCCAGTTTGCAGTCGAGAATATGGCGTTTGTCGTGTGAGGGCAGGGGCGCATCTTTTCGCTGGTAGACGTACGGGATCTCTGGTAGAGTCATGGGCGCCCTGGAAGGGATTGCAATGAAATCATCCTACCGGTAGTCACTGGTCGCCTGGCTTCCAGGTAACACATACCGCCGTCTAGCACCGAAGCTTCTCCTGACTTCGTGTCTATCGGCGGTTGTGTCGTTTCTGGAGGTGGCACCATGGCAGACGCCCCGTACCTCGCGGAATCCTGGTCTGGTCTCATCCAATTTCGTTGTCCCGCGTGTGGCTACGATACCTTTCTGCAAGCCCGCATTGACGCGCACATGGCGCAGTGTCCCCGTTATCAGGCAAGCCTCCACACGGAGGGGCTCCGGGCAGGCGAACCACCCGCTCCTCCGCCGCCTGAGCCGGAGCCCGAGCCGGAGCCGGAGGAGGAGCCCGTGCCGGCGCAGCCGACGCCTGCGCGGGCGTAACGTATGCCGACCCAAGCCATAAGCGCATTTGGAATAGCCTTGCGCCTCGGGGACGGTATCGCGGCTGTTTTGAACATTACTGGCGCGACGAATACGACACCGATTACGATTACCACCGCCGCCGTCCACGGCATTGTCGATGTGTCCAAAGTGACCGTCACGAACGTCCTTGGCAACACGGGCGCCAATGGGACGTGGATCGCGGAAGCCGTCACGCCTACGACCGCCCGGCTCCGGGGCTCGGTCGGCAATGGTGCGTACACGTCGGGTGGGGTCTTCACCCTCGATAGTACGTATGCCACGATTGCGGAAGTGACGGACATTCAGGACGCCGGCATTATGGCGGCGGTGATTAACGTCTCGGCCCACGACGGAGT